GAAGAAGATGCAGATGCTGAAGAAGTAACTGAATCTGAAGATGACTTCGATGATCTCGAAGAGTCCTGGACTCTAGAGCCAGTTAAGGATCCAAGCCTAGACGGTGGTAAGGAAATTGGTTCGAACGGTGCAAAGGTTGCCGTTAACGACAAGAGCCCAATCCCACAGAAGAAGGGTTCGGAGCGAGTTGGTGGTAAGGCTGTTGAAATCAAGAGCGATCACCACGAAGGTCACGACCTAGAAACTTCACCAGAAGTCAAGGCGCGCCCACCGCTAAAAAACCAAGTCAAGAAGGCAACTGACGGACAAGCCAAGGTCAGCAAGGAAGGCGATAAGTCTGCAATGCTGAACTCCAAGGCAGGTTTTGGTTCCGATTCGCCAAAGAGCCCAATTGGTCAGGCAACTGATCTACGCGGTTCCGACTTCAAGAGGAAGTAAGCAACATGGCATTGGTTCTCACCGAAAAAATGAATTTTGACGAAGCCAAGTGCGTCGTTGAAGAGGGTGTCAGCACCGTAGAAGGCAAGCCCAAGGACTTGTTTATGCGCGGCATCTTTGTTCAGGGTGGCACTAAGAACCATAACCAGAGAATCTATCCCGTCAACGAAATCCGTATGGCAGTGGATAGCATCAATGACACCCTACGTAGGGGAGAGAGTGTTCTCGGTGAAGCCGATCACCCTGAGGAACTGAACATCAACATCGACCGTGTTTCACACATGATCACCGAGATGTATATGGACGGTCCAAATGGTATGGGCAAGCTGAAGATTCTTCCAACCCCAATGGGTAATATTGTTCGCACCCTTCTCGAGAATGGTGTGAAGCTTGGAGTTAGCTCGCGTGGCTCCGGTAACGTGGACGAACGAGGTAATGTTTCAGATTTTGAAATTGTTACCGTTGATATCGTGGCACGTCCATCGGCTCCCGAAGCTTACCCCAAGGCCGTTTACGAGGCACTAAACATGCGTCGTCGTGGTGCGGTCATTGAAGATCTGGCACAAGCCGTGAAGCATGATCCCAAGGCTCAAGGACATCTTGCAAAAGAGCTCTTGAACTGGATCCACAACCTCAAAGCCTAAGGAGAAGTTTCATGGATAATGGACTGAATTCGCTCCTAGAGTCGGGTCTTCTAAATGAAGACACTAAGACCGCACTCGAAGAAGCATGGAACGCAAAACTAGATGAGGTCCGCTCAAGCATCCGTGAGGAAGTTGAAGAGCAGGTCAGAGAAGAGTTTTCGATCCGCTTTGAAGCTGACAAGGGCAACCTTGTTGAAGCAATGGACAACATGCTCACTGATGCTGTCAAGCAGTACTCAGCTGAACAGGTTGCTGCAACCAAAGCACTAAACGAAGAACGCGCAAATCTAACACTGGCTATCAAGGAGGCACGCGCTTCCTACAAGTCCAGGATTGCTGAGCACACCAAGATGCTTGAGCAGTTTGTTATGACCCAATTGGCTGAAGAGCTAAAGGGCATCACTGAAGATCATGCGTTGATGCAGGAACAGCGTGTCAAGCTGGCAAAGGAAATCTCGGAGGCCAAGGCTTCCTACGAAACCAAACTGGCAGAGCACATTTCCAGCATCGATAAGTTTGTGATGACCAAGCTCTCTGAAGAGATTGGTTTGGTCAAAGCACAAGAGAAGGCACTCGCTGAGCAGCAGGTAAATAACACCAAGAAGCTACGTGAGCACCGCATTTCAATGAACGAGCAGACCGCTGCCCGTATCAACAAACTAGAGGGCTTTGTCCTCGAAACATTGAACAAGGAAATCAGAGAACTGGAAGAAGACAAGAATGCTCTTGTTGAAGCCAAGGTTAAACTGGTTGCTGAGTCCAAGGCAAAGTTGGATGAGACCAAGAAGGCATTCATTGCTCGCGCAAGCAAGCTAGTTGAATCAACCATCGACGCTCAAATCCGCAGCGAACTGACTCAGTTGAAGGAAGATATTCAAGAAGCACGAAACAACATGTTTGGTCGCCGACTGTTTGAAGCTTTCTCGGCCGAGTTCATGACTAGCTACCTCAGTGAAGGTTCTGAAGTTCGCAAGCTGCAAGCTCAGCTCAGCGAAAGCAAGAGCCAGCTGGAAGCTGCTAACAAGATTCTGAATGAAAAGAACGAGTTAATCTCCCTCTCCGCTCGCAAGGTGAAGCTGGCAGAAGAGCGCGCCACTCGAATTCAGATTAAAAACGACCTCCTCTCCCCACTAAGCAAGGAGAAGAGGAACGTGATGGAAGAACTTCTTGATACCGTGAAAACGGAAAAACTCAAAGAAGCTTTCCAGAAGTACCTTCCAACTGTCCTCAACGAGGGCATGAGGAATGCAAACCAGGGTCGTCGCGCACTGTCTGAGACAGCCGCCGAACCCAAGAAAACGGTGGCCGTAACTGGCAACCGCGTCAACCCACTTGCTGAATCTGCCCGCGCGGAGGATGTTCCTGCAAAATCGAATACCGAGATTGCTGAGCTTCGCCGACTGGCTGGAATTGAAGAATAAGGAGAATCTTTACAATGGCTAATCTTTTTGAAAGCAATTGGAAGGCTACCAAGGAGGCTCTCTGCGAGGGTCGTGACCTTCAGGTCAACATGGATGGCTCGCCAAACCCCAACAAGCAAAAGGTCATGGAGACCGTTCTTGAGAACACTCGCCAGGACCTAATGCGTCGTAACCCACTGATGGAAACTGCTACCGCTGGTGGTACTGCTTCCGGTAACGTAGCAACAATGAACAAGGTAATTCTACCAGTTCTGCGTCGCGTTATGCCAACTGTTATTGCGAACGAAATCATCGGCGTCCAGCCAATGACCGGTCCAGTAGCACAGATCCACACCCTGCGCGTTCGCTATGCGGACAACGCTGCTGGTGTGACTGCTGGTGCAGAAGCTCTGAGCCCATTCGATATTGCTAAGGCATACTCGGGTAACGGCAACACCAATGCAAACATGCCACGCGCTGCTTCAACCGCAGCTCTTGAAGGTCGCCCAGGTAACCGCCTGAGCATCCAGATCTTGAAGGAAACCGTCGAAGTCAAGACCCGCAGGCTCTCGGCTCGTTGGACCTTTGAATCCGCTCAGGACGCTCAGGCTCAGCAGGGTATTGACGTTGAGCAGGAAGTGATGGCTGCGCTTGCGCAGGAAATCACTGCGGAAATCGATCAGGAAATCCTGTTCCACCTCCGTGCTCTTGCTGGCACCACGCAGACCTTCTCGCAGGCTGCTACCACCGGCACTCCGACCTTCATCGGCGATGTGCACGCTGCTCTGGCTATCCAGATCAACCGCGCTGCTAACATCATCGCTTCGCGCACCCGTCGCGGTGCTGGTAACTGGTGCGTCGTTTCGCCGACCGCCCTTACCATCCTCCAGTCGGCAACGACTTCGGGCTTCGCGCGTTCGACCGATGGTGTCTTCGACGCACCGACCAACACCAAGTTTGTTGGAACCCTGAACAACACGCTCCGCGTGTATGTTGATGGCTACGGCGTTGATGCTACTCCGGTTCTGGTTGGTTACAAGGGTAACGAAACTGACGCTCCGGCGTTCTACTGCCCTTACGTTCCGCTGACCTCTTCGGGCATCGTGATCGATCCTGCTACCATGGAACCAGTCGTGTCCTTCATGACTCGTTACGGTTACGTGGAGCTTTCGAACACCGCGACCTCGCTCGGAAACGCTGCGGACTACGTTTCGAAGATCAACATCGACACCGCTTCGCTGACTTGGATGTAATCCAAACAGTCTTCGGACGAAATAGGGGGACGGACTTTCGGGTCCGTCCCTTTTTTATGAGGCCTTGATAATAACCGACAAAGGAGTCGCAGCGAGAAATTCTGCTGCTCTCATTTGATCATATTCGCTAGAACTGATCGTCTTCGCACGTTCTAGCATCGCGTCCATTGTGGCTCGACTAAGTTTTTCCCAAGGAACTCCGTCAAACTCGGAGTATTCAGGAAGTGACTTCATTTTCATCCACAGGAAGCGGGCCTTGATCTCTTCTGATGAAACCTTTTTCTTTCTCACGGACGGATAATTGGCGTTGAGCCCCATTTTCCTGTTCATAGGAAAGTTAACGCCACGAGCAAGCTCCAGCGCTCGCTTCCTGTCTTTTCGATCTCCATAGGCGCTAAAATACGCCCAAGGCGCTGTATCTATTTCGTAAATGAAAAAGTAATCACCCAGATCATCTTTATCACTTCTGGATTTTTCCATGATAACAGGCAGAGATGAAATATCATCATAGCGAGTTATAGTAGGGATAGACTTGGATGATCCTCTACGATAAGCCTTCTCGATCACTCCGCGACCGCGCTCAAGAGATTTCCTGATTAAGGTATAGTTGTTAGCATACCAATCATCTTCCCCACCTTCCCTAATGGAAAATGCATGAATGTTCCCGAAAAGGCTGGTATAGCTATTGCAGTCTATGATTGTCTTCGACAGATAGTCGATGATGACCAATCCATATTCAGTTGACGACACATTCACTGGTCTTCCCATATAGGAAGGATCGACCAAATAGTCATTATTGCGGCACATCGCGATATAATCACGAACTGGCCCTTCGTCCCCTTCCAGAATCTCAGCGCACGAGAGGACGCCCATATTGTTCGTCCAGCGGTTGAAACAACACGCCTCTCCGTCCGAAAAACGGAATGCCATATTGATACTGCCGCCCATAAAAATCTCCAATGAAATTTTGAAATCACCAGACTGATATGATAGATTTCATGCGAGATAAAGGAAAAACTGTATGTCTGAACGTGATTCTGCTGTTGAGGTAATGCGCGCCGCAATGTTTTCCGCCTTTTGTGCGGGTATTGAGGCGTATCGTCAAAGCTCTGGAGGCGTCCCGAACGTGATGGCTCGCGATCTCGCGGCTATTCACGGGAATACTGCGTTCTCCGACCTACCAGAAGGCGTTCAAAAGGCCTTGAGGGAAAGCACTGATCAAGCCTTCCGTAAGCTTCTACAGTCAGGATATACAGTGGTCCTCAAATCTGAAGTTAAACCTCTTCCTAAGAAGGTGGTATCTCCTGAAGTCAAAAAGAAAAAGGGGCGCGGATAACCGCGTCCCTTCCTTTTGGTGGGTAGGGTGAGCACTCCTACCTGATATTCCTCACCATAGAGAGAAAGAATTTCTTCGATAACGGGATGACGCTCAACGTCTTCTCTATCGAATTTAACCATTTTAATTCGTTTGCTGTTCGAGATCGCCAAGCGATTCATGAAATCCTTGAGACCATTGTCGTCAAAGCCTCTGTCATGCTGCTGGATGTCACCCGTGACGAACATTCTGCTACCTTCGCCCAAACGAGTCAGAACCATTTTCATCTGATTGGGGGTAGCGTTCTGGCTCTCGTCAAATAGAATGATGGAGCGCTTTAGGGTGCGACCGCGCATATACGCCAGAGGAGCAATTTCGATGATCTCTTCGGCGAGCATGCGCTCTAGGGCAGCGACCGAGTAATACTCCTTGAAAACGTCCGTGATGGGAATCACCCAAGGTGCCATCTTGTCTAGGAGTGTGCCGGGGAGAAACCCGTGTTGTTCGTCAACACTCACCGCTGGTCTGGTGATGACGATTTTGTCAATCTTACCTTCTTGAAGCATCTTAATCGCGTAAAGGGTGCAAAGAAGGGTTTTGCCTGTTCCCGCAGGACCAGTTGCGAAAACAACTGCATTTCTCTCGTCGTTCAATAGATCGAGATATTCTTCTTGACGAAGATTGCGGGGGAGAA